CTAAATTATACGTATGATTCGAACTTGTATCGTTAAACTTCGGTAGTGTTATTGTTGGCGCAAGCACTGTCTTATTTGACATTGTCTGTACCGCAGAATCCATGAGCAATTCACCAGTAAAGTCTGGAATCGCAACACGTCTGTCTGCCGTTGGATCAATAGCATACAATTTAGTCTCGTGCGCATCCTCCGAAATACCTTCGAATACAATTCCATCACTATCAAAATCAACACCAGTCGCTAGTGTTGTGCCGTCACCTAATTTGGTGTACAACTCTTGAAAGTTCTGTTCTATCTTCAACGAAGCACTACGAAGCGTGTCGCCCGTACCGTCATTCGCTATTATACCTCTATTTAATACTTGTCTAGTCATTACTTTTTACCTAAGATTATATACTTCTTATTTATAACAATTCGTCTAGCGTTACTTCACCGTCTGAATCTTGGAATGCTACTTTGTTGCCACTCCCGTCAGAATCAAGTAATGCCAAAAATACGGAATTATCGCTGTCGATATATGGATGTTCAACCCAACTAAAACGTTCTTGATCAATACTTTCTGTGCTTGAGATATCAAAACCATTAATATCAGTTGCATCGTCTTCATCAAGTGTTGGTGAATCAGGTGTTAATAGTTCGCCCATACTCGAGTATAAGTTATGAACTTGTTGTATAGTTTGGTGTTCAAAATCGTTAATGTCATTACCTGCAGCGTTTGGTTGAGTACTTTCGTTGCCCATCGTTGTTCTGAACCTCAATACATTACCTTGTGCATCTTTAGAACCAAAATCAAATAACGCTGTGTGTTGAGAATGCATCGCCAGAGATAGTCCAGCGTCTCCAGTAATATTCTGTGGCGGTAAATCTAATAAACCTGGATCTGGTTGGTCTGAGACATTAAGGTCGATAACTCCAACAAGTTCAACTTCTGCGCCCAAATACATTCCTGCAGGATGAGCGAATAGTTTGTATGTCTCCCTCCACTTATTAATCGAAAGATCCGACCTGATTAATAAAGCATACTTTTGATATAGTTTATCATCTGTAATATAACGCTGAGAATCTGAACCAACCTTTGATTCGCCAACATTGAATATATTACCTTTAGTGTAAATTATGTTAGGATCTAGATTAAAGAATGTTCTAAAGAATTGTTGGATCGAATACTTACTACCTTTAGATCTGTATAGTGTATTCGAGAATTTAGCAGCATCGCGTTTATTAGCAAACCCACTAAAGTATGACTGACCCAACAGATACTCATCTTCGATATAAGATAGTAATTGTAAATCTGTCTGTGTTATATCACGTGTGTAGAATAGTTCATCTATCAACCGAGAAGGCGAAACTTCTTCGTTCTCGAAATGATAGTATTCTTTTAGTAGTCCGACCAACTTAGGATAAGTCTGAACAATAAACTCTGAAAGAGTATCTTCAACACGATACTCCCTCAAGTTTAGTTCACGTCTACCGTAGTCGATTAATGTCTTATCGAAAGTGGTTGCGCTCATTACTTATCCTTAGTTAGTTGCTGTTACAAGAATACCGTTTGCTTTGGTTCTTGATGTGTCGTAGTCTAATACATACTCACGTTCTGGCGTGATAGCACTTTGATTCGCTGGCATAACCGCAAGTTTAACTTCATTACTAGAACCAATAAATGCGTCTATCAATAGACCAACAATACTTACACTACCAATACCTGCATCGTAATAACCAACGTTGTCTATAATAACTTTGTTATCAGATAAACTCACTACCTGTAATATATTAGTACTAAGTTTATTTTTAATCTGACAAGACAAGTTATTTTTAAGAAATGTCGATGATGTGATTATTAAATTTACATCATCTGGTACTGCAATCGGTACTGGAAACGAGAAAGAGTGATCAGACTCAAGTCCAGTAATTGGCGTAAAACGCTGCTGCATCTTGACGTTTGTTCTAGATGATAATATTGCGGGACTCACGTCATCTATTAACGACAATAAGTTTGAACGTCTAAATGATTGTCCAAACGTTCCTGTATGTTCGTTAAAATACTTGCCAACAACAGTCTTGACTTTATCTTGAACTGTATTAAGCGAAAGTGTTGTCAACGCATCATTGAATTGGAAATATACTTGAAGTTCGATAAACGTTTTTATTGTATCGGAAAACTTCATATCAAACGATGCTACCGATAGTTGCCCCGCCAAGTCAATTATTTCTTGTTGTAATGAACTTTTTCTTGACTCGCTGATACCATTATTGTATAATAGTGCTAGGAATACGGTTCCGAATTCTGGGTTTATATTGTCTTCACCGCCCCATGCCTGAATGTCTTTAATGTAAGACGAAAAGTTTCTTAGCACAAGTGATGAATAGTCGGCATACGTTACCATTCGATTCTGAGCAGCATATTGGAATGGAGCATTCTTACGAATACTCTCTAGACTCTCCTTATCAGAACCGCCCGATGATTTTAATACCGTGGTAATTGTGGGAAATCTCGTCTCGCCCAAACCAACACTTGGTTCCGTAACTTCAATGCGGTTATTTGGTTCGAATATCTTAGCACCATTCGAAGTTGCGCCGCTTACTGACAAGAAGTCAACTGTTATCTTATTGCCGCCAGTCGGAGTCTTACCTAAAGTGGTGCCATTACCAAACGTCAATTCGTATTGACCGTTCGGCATTTCCTTAAGGATATAGAGCGTAGATGATTCGTTGATCACTGTCGCCTTAAGTATGTTGGTAAACGTGGAGAATGAACTAGAAGTTGAACTCTCGTATACACGAACAACCGCAGTATCTATATCGATATTCATATCTGGTATGATATATGTGATATTCTCGGCAGCATCACCTGCAATAAATGTCTTGCGTTTATGTTTGCCTTCGTATACGGGAATTGCCGCATCACCACCTAATGTAGTGAACTGGTAAAATCCATTATCATCGTCCGAAGCAACAATCGTTTCTTGTGTCTGGAAAGTATAGTTAATTTCATCTACCGTAGTGGTGAACGTATAACCTGATGCCAAACTGATTGTTGATGGTACGTCTGATAAACCAGACAAGTTTAACGACATTTTAATATCGCCAGTAGCGGCAGTCTTTGAGTCTGGTACATAACCAAGACCTTCTGCCAACGATACCAACGAACTCCTTAACTGAGCAGTGCCGAGAAACGACTCGTTCAACGCAAAGTTAGCAGTTAATGCATTTAAGTGTGTGTTGTATGCAAGCACGTCTAATATGTTAGACAAACCTGATGCTTCAAAGTCATAATCTTTAAACTCTGACTTTTCTTCTAAGTGAGATTTTAGGTTGTTCTTTATATTCCCAAAATCTAAAGCAGATGATTTTATTGTAGTTGCCATTTATCGTAACCTATTAAGTCGTGTTGTAAATTCAACACTTTCGTTTGTGTTAATTATTTTAAATATAAGTGTAATGTCTATAGAGTTATTATCTGGTTGTAGTATAACATTAACAATTAGAGAAGGATGATCAACCCGTGGTTCGAATATCCTGATACTTTCTTTGATCCTAAACTTCATAGAGTCTATTGTATCTGGGTCTCCCAACTCAAATAAGAAACTATTCAGGTCTGCGCCATAGTACGGTGAAAATGGTTTTTCGGTGCGGTTCGTCATTAATAATAACTTGACTGCTTGCTTGACTGCATTGACATTCATCGATTTATATATGTCACCAGTCGTTGGTTTAGCATTCATGTTCAAATCTATGTCAATATACTCCCTGTTCTTGGTAGTCTTGACTGTCGACGAACTCCCTAAATTTCCATCTTCTATTGATAACGCTCTAGTGGTTGCCATACTCTATTCTCTTTTTATTATTCTTCTTAGTGCTATTTATACTATTTCTCTAGCACTTCTATCAGTTCGCCTTCAGTCATTACAGTACCGTTGTAATTAGTAGACACGTTCATCCCGAAAGACACAGAAAACGACTCAGGAACTTTTGGCATTTCGACCACAACCTGAGATGTTAATGTACCGTCTGGGTTGTAAGTATCGTAATCAAGTGCAATACGGTCAAAGAATACATTATCCTTCCAAAACTCCGCGACATCAAAAGTCTTTTCGTGATTTATTGTACCGTCCTGATTCACTACTTGGTAGGCAACACAAAGTCCAGTCTTTTTGAGAACGTTCAATCCTGACGCTGTCTCGAACTCTCCTTCCCGATAAATGCCTTCAGATACAACAAGTCGCACATCATTAAACAAATCTGAGTTGCCATTGATTGTACGGTATAATTCGGCATGTAGATATAAATTACGTGCAATCTGTAACCGTTCTTCGCTACTTGTTATATGAGTAAATGAAGTCTTGTCTCCATAAGCACCGAGAAACTTTGCTATCGACACACCTGGCGCAAGTTTAGTTGCAGAGGTGATATTACTACCACCAATAAAGTTTGGGTTATACGTTGGGTCTGCTAATATTATCATGGTGTGAATCTCTTGCCTCTATTTGCTATTGCATTACCTAGTGGAATATATCCGAATCTAGACGAAGGTGTTTTTGGTGAAGTTCGACCAATTTTAGGCGGAGACGTATTTGTGTATGACGAACTTATCTTACCAAGACCAACCATCTTAGCACCAAGGTTTGATTTGTTATTAGGGTCGCGCATCGCAGAACGAAGTTCTTGGGTTGATGGATGCTTTTCAAACACACCATCATAATCATCAATAAGTAATATCTTATTCTTATAATTATCTTGGGCATCAACCGTAACAGTACGTACACCAAAACTACCAGTAGACAGGAATGCTCCAACTAAATCCGCAACTGGAACTTCTTTCTCTGGTGTCAAATTCTCCATATTCTGAGACTTTTGTGGCGCACCACCGCTTGGTATTGGTGAAGGCGTCCCACTCTTACTTGCTGCCTTATTTGCTTGACCTGACTTGTCTGCGTACTTAGATTTCTGAGCAGACCATGCTGTTATTGAATTTATTGCTTCAAGTGCTTGTCCATGGAAAGAACCATAGAAAGAAGCACCTGACGTAAATGGCACCGCACCTTTGGGCCCCATGAATACTGGCGCGGTAATCTCCACCTTCTCTCCACCAATAACACCTTTCATACCCATGACAGACAATTCGCTTCCAGATACCGTTGTGTTTTGCGAGACAGCAACCAAAGTATCTTTGCCAGACAAGTGCATATTAGTATCAGTGTATATTGCAATGTCGCCTTGTACTGTATGATTATGACTGCCTTTAACTATACTGGTATTATTACCCAATACAATCTCTGCTTTGTTATCGAGTATCTTGGTTGCCGAAGACTTTTTGATTGTCATCTCATGGTCGCCGCTAACTTCGGTTCTTTGATTCAATTGCACGTTGTTGGTGTTATTGCCCGCAACATTAACATTATAATTACCGCCAACATCTACGTTATAGTCACCAGTCACCTGTAGGTTCATATTACCTTTATAGACTAAGTTGCCATTTCCTTCGACAATTAGTGTTTGGTCGCCGCCCGTGACTTCTATTTTGTTATTGACTGCTGATATGATAACCGAACCATCAGCACGAACTTCAACACCTGCGCCCTTACGGTGTTTTATTAATATACGTTCGCCACCTGGAGTGTCATCATACTCAACAACATGACCAGACGCAGTTTCCTTTACTTGGTTGAATGGATATTGAGAAGGTTCTTGGTGTTCGATATTAAGCGAAACTCCAATATCACCGCCACCAACATATAAGTTATTGGTCTTCAATCCACGCGCTGCCTTGTTTATTGAAGAACCGTAGTTATATTCGCGTTTTGGGTATTCGCCAGTCGGGTCCTGAAACCCGTCAATAGGAACACCTTCTGTTTCATCTCTGGCAGGGTTATCCCCTATAGTGCGTTTATTCGATGTTGTGGTCATACTGGTCTCTTTGTAACTAATGTTTTTGAGGTCTGAGGAACATCCGTTAATAAATCTTTATATACAGACTTCTTCCGAAATAATGTATCTGCATATGCAACAACATCAAAGTATGGGTCTTGTGCTTCTTCTTCTAATGCATTATGTCCCATCACTTGACCGCCTGGATATCTTCGGTAGAATGCTTCCAGAAACGCCTCAAGCGTTTTCATTTGAGCGATAGTGAATGACTGTGATGAAGTATATTCTAATGGATTATCCGTCCCAGTCGAAGCGTTAATGCCACCAACCAATGCAATGTCAATAGAGTATATACTATGTGTCTTTATATTAGATGCATCTGATTGCTTATCGACAGGCAGACCACGCTGTAACCTACCATCACGTCTAATTACATAATGATATTGTATGCCATTTAACTTTCGTTCGTTATGGTCGACGTGGATTTCTTCACAACCAATATTCTGGTCGGTGAACGTTTCGGTTGCATGGACAATAACTTCGCTTACGTCACGAATTATACTTCGAACCTCTGCGCCAAGTTCTTCCTTACTATCTACATACGTGAATGCACTAAAGTCACTCAGCGCACCCTTATAGCGAATCAGATTATCTTTGAGGTTAGTGTCTTCAGTATAGAAGTCTTGAGACGACTTCACTAACGTACCTGATATTGTGGTTGTTAATTCACTAAGGTCATCTTCAATTGCAGTAATTCGTTGAATAGTACTCTTAATCTCTTTATCACTAATACCCTTTGCTTCCGCCTTTACTTGGACTTCTTGGATAAAACTACTAGTGTTTGTTGGGTTCTTTATCGAATCGAGTACACTTTTCATATCTACCGAATTTGATTTAGAGTTGGCGGCGATTTGTCTCAACCCATCCGCAACCTCTGCTTGGTCGTTACTCTGTATTTTCTGTAGAATAACCGAAGTCTGTGCATCAGTAAAATCGAATCCGTTTGTAAACTTCTTGAGTGCACTTGATGCTTGGCGCGAAAGACTTTCTGCTATATCCTGAACCAAACCAGAACCAGTCTTGATCGCAACATCTTCTACATAGTTTCCTAATTGACCAACTGCCGCTTCGAATCCAGATACCGCACTTTCTATATCGTTCTTCACTTCATTAACTATATCAGTAAATCCAGTTGATATGTCATTGAATGTATTGGTTGCTGTCTCGGTGATACTTGACGTTGCATCCTGAACTGTGTCCATCAACGCTGCCGCAGAATTTACAGCAGGTATTGATGAGATTTCTTTTGCTAGGTCATCAATACTCCCTTGCGCATTTGTTTGTAAGTTGCTTAATGCAGAACCCGAAGAAACCGAACCTGCAACTGCAGAGATAGAATCCTTTAATGTGTTCTTCTTTTTTGTATCTTCTTTTATAGTTTCGTTGATTGCTTTGATTGAACTTCCTGATATAACATCACCTTCGATGTTTTGTTTACCGACTGTCAACCCAGTGATAGATCCAACCAAGTCTTTAACACTTGTACTTGTATTACCGCCACTAGCAGTAACGTCTGTTCTGGAGAATACTTCGGTGAAGTTCTGCACACCTTGCCAAGCAGTACCAGAATCGTTTTGGTTTGATTCGAACGTTACAATAATGCCATCAGATAATGTCTTGCTTGTGTCCACAGCAGGTAATGGAAATATCGCGATAGGCGCTGCCTCGGATCCTTGAACAGAAGTCCACCACTTAACTGTATCACCAAGTACCATCAATGGATCGATTTCGGTATCTGCACTATCTACTTTTAGGTAGAATGTCATTTCTTCAGTACCTGTATACTGACCTTCGTTAAACGAAACACCATCACCAGTAATGACAATCTGTGATTCGGGAATACTGAATGTTGTCGTTTCCTCACCAAATGTTTGTTTTGATAATGGCAACATCATCTTACTAGGGTCTTCGAATCCCGAAAGTCCAGTAGTGGCAGACGTTAATCCAACCACAGTATCGCCGCGTGTTGTACCTGCACCATCAATCTTATTTTCATAAGACGTTATTCCACTATTAACGATTCCAGAACCTTTACCAAAAACAGTAGCATCCGATGCGAATGACTTTTCTGCAACCTTAACTGCACTCTTGGCAACTGGATCGGAGAATGTTGGATTATTTCGTATAGCAAATAGTTGTGCGTTGATCTTCTTCTTATCGTTCGACATTCGTTATCCTACAAGTTCGTCATGATATTCAATAGCAATATTAACAACCGACGTTATATCCTCGTCTATAGTATAATCCATATACTGTTTTGCAACTACACGTTGACAGTTGTTCTTGTCGTTATTGTCTATTGAATCTATATTCAATAATTTGATGTTTGTCTTTGCTTTGGTTGTATTTAGTTCGTATAATACAAACGATAATTGTACCGTAAAGTCAACCCACTTATTAGAGAAGTTCTTTAGGTTAACCAAACGCTGTCCCTTCCAACCACCTATGCCGTATCTCTCTGTTTCTGGATCTAAGTTTGTATTATCCATATTAGATTCATAGTCCATCGCAGCAACTATACTAACAGATTGCTTTAGTGTATATCCATTAGTGAGAAAGAATTTAACCGCAACTGCTTTGCGCTTGCTTCTAGCGCCTTCGAATATACCACCAAATGAACTTGTTGATAATTCATCTTCGGATTCGTCAATACGCGATAGCGAAGTTTCGTAGAACTGTTCGTTCTGAGCACGGTCTATAATACTATCAAACGATAGACCTTGTTGGATTCTAGATGGAGTTTCTATTCGTGGTATAGTACCAATTATCAATGGCACTTGAGAATCTTTGCCATCCATAAAGAAACCAAATGCCAACGCACCTGCTTGTACATTCGGAGTTGAACCCAATCCAGACACACCACCTTCGGTCGTCGGTAGAACAACTTGTGCCCACGGTAAATCTGATTGACGTATTTCTCTTGTTGATGGAGAATGCGTTCCGTGTATTCGAACCTTAACTCGACCCTCAAGTCCATATGGTGGTGTTGCATCTATAACATCAGCAACGAACCATCGTGTTTTATCCCCATAAAATTCCATTAGTTTCTCACTATTTTACAGACAGTCATTGCAACATCGTGTCTAGTATCTTTGAATGTGTGTCTTGCGTTATAGATTAAAAATTCACCAGAACGTAATTTATCGAATTTGTCTTCTGAGTCTGGATCACTATTGTCGCTCAATACATTAAGTTTAACGATATCACCAACACTTGCCTTTGATACTATAAACCCAGCGCCTGGTACTGTAACATCAAACATATTCTTATACAACATATTGCGCATAGCAACATTCTTCATCTTCAGTTTGAATTTCCCTGCATCAAACTCGTCGTGATAACTTTTATATCTATCATAAGTACCAGAAGACGTCACTGTATGATATATCTGTGCATTAGATTCTGATAACGTCAAACCTTCGGTTGTTGTATATGCATCATCGATCACATTTTGGTCTTTAGTTATTATACCGCGTTCTTTTAATTCAGTCAAGAACTCTGTCGCATTAAATTTAGTTGATGTGGTACGTCCAGTATTCAAGTTTGTATTGTTATATAACGAACCAACACCACCATTCATCATAAGTTGCATTGTATTTTGTACTTTGCTACTCTTCATAGACTGGATAACCATAGTCTTCTGTGCAAAACTTTGGTCTTCTGCTCTAATGATATTAGACGGAGAATAGATATACGGTAGTTTTGCGTTCCATGCTTCCTGTTCTAGCATCACTTCCAAGTTACCGAGTCTGATATTATCGTCGTGTATAGAAGCGTATAAGAAAAATGGCAAACCAGTATCTGTAGTTGCGCGTTGACGTAACCACTCACATGCTTGAAGCGGATTCATATACGGGATCAACACCTTCATATTAGACTGAGCAGATTCTGACATATAAGATACGTCAACTCCTTTATTCAAGTCTGTTGTGCATATCTTCTGTATCTCTGTCTCGACCTTACCACGAACTGTCCTGCTTATCTTCTTGCTTTTACTAACTAATGCGTGTTCGTCTATCAATGAGAATACATAAACCGAAGCAGTTCCGTTATCAGTAGACTTGATTATATTGTCGATGCCAGACATGATAAATGTACGCTCCATAACAGGAGACAATGAAGTGTCCTCCGATGCCATGATTATATTAAGACGCTCGGTTCCCATGAAATTAATACCATCATAAACGCCAGCATCATCCATTACCGCAATACTACCAGTTATGTAAGGTTTTTCTATATCCTCAAATAACACAAGTTCTATGATTGTCGCCCGTATGTCAATCTCGAGACTAAACCTATCGCCAGTGACGGTTGCTTTGGTTATCTTATACTGCTGCTGTGCACTATTCATTCATCAACTCGTTAAATTCTTTAATTAATGCCTGAACCGAATCTGGTTTGATTATCTTAATTTGACGTACCGACTCATTTTTTGCCAATAGTCTATCGTAATATGATACAGGCAAGTAATTAACGGGAATCGATACTGCATATGGATCTAAGTCAACCCATTCGCCACTCGCGTCTTCATAATGATGCGGCGCATTATATTGGTCATATTCCGCAACAACTGGTGCTGCTATATTAAATCCACTTTCTGAATCAACGTAGAATATCTGCTCGCCTGTAGTAAATACAGCATCTTTGTTTTGAATACGGTTAATGAATAACTCTACTGTATAGACAGAACTTGCGCTATAGTCAAGGTTATTGAATTCTGCAACAGTTTCTAACTCCGAATATCCAACCTGATATTCTGTCATTATAACATCATCCTTACGCACAACCCATAACGACTTGCTGTGATATTTGTCTTCACTATCATCACGCTCTGCCAATTCAATCTGCGCGAATCCATTTGAGTTGACGTCAAGTGTTATGGTTTCTTGTCTAGATATAACCGTATTGGTTGTGTCTATTATTAAATGACCCAAGTCCAAATTTCTTCTGATTATAGTGCCATACGTACCAGACACAGAACCTTGAACCACTTTACCTACTGGAAAGTTATATGGTGGTGTTGATATATCACGCGTTGTCCTCACCACTCTATTAGGATATCTTGCCTTCGCACTTTCAAGTACATCAGTTGAATTCATAGACCACCCAGACTCGCGTAGGTCATCGTTCAATAAGAAGAATGTCCAATAGTATTCGGTAGAACCATATAATTTGAATGATACTTGGTCTGGTCTTTCGCCCGACAATATTGTATAATCTTCGAAGAATGCTTCGCGTGACTTGACTTGATCTAGCAAATCAACATACTGCGACAAATCGGAGAATATTGTATTTGTAGTTTCGTCGCCAAACCTATAATAAATTGGTTTGAAATTCTTAAAGTATTGAGTTGACATTAAAATCCACCTTCTGTTATATCTCTTCTAAGCAACGCTCTGTCTTCTTGGAACGATAAATTCAAGTCGACTTCTAATGCATAACCACCTTCATGAAACGCCATTGTTGATGAGTTATATGTTGTACTCACGTCACGTAGGAAACAAGGTCGTATTTTACCAACACCCTTCATTTCATCACCGTCGTACTTCATATCAATCTGAAACTTCTTTGGAAATACATAACCAACTGAGATTGAAGACTTGTCGTTTAGCACAATATCGATCGACTCTGGATATAACTCTGTTCTAAAGTATTTTATAATCGCATTTATCTCGTCTGCCTCGTCTTTACTCTTAGCAACAAGTTTAAATGAGAATGCAAATTCCCTGATATTTGATTGTTTGAATAGGACACGTGAATTAGGATTGACCGTGACACCTGCCGCTATTTTCAGTCCACCCTTTACTTCATCACCTAGTGTACCAACAGATGATGCAATCTTGATTCCCGCAAGTTTTGCCATATTAGCACTTGCGCCACCAGTAATACCTGATACAAACGAACCCAATCCACCCATCATTGATTCTGCTATTCCTGCGCCCTTGGCAACACCAGCACCAACCGCCCCAACATCGAAGTTCTCGTATGTTACATTATCGCGGAATTGAATTCCCATAGGTAAGTATAACGAACAAGTTGCACCTTGTTCTTGCATGGAGTTACCCACATGAGAACTTGCGGAGACTGCATTGAATTCATCAAGTTCTTTTTGGATTTCTTGAACCTTATGTCGGTTGTCGCTAATTGTCTTGAAGTTTGCATCTTCGTTTTTCGCATACTCCAATTTGCTTGAACTGATAAGCGCGTCCATGGTAGACTGTTTAGAGTCAATCACAAATTGATTTGCCTCTGACATCGACGGATTAACAGTCTCTAATGTCTTGAATAGAATACGTGCTTTATACTCATCTTGCTTAAGTGGGTATTTCAATACTAAATTCTTTTGATTTTTGTCTGCTAATAATGCCATTTTATAATTCCGATAAATAGGTACAATTCTTTTAATTCTATTTATAAGTAAAAAAAGTCAATGAAAACATATAAAGGCAGATATAAACCAAAGAATCCAGAGAAGTATGCGGGCGATGTCGATAAGGTTGTTTATAGGTCGGGATGGGAACGGTACGTGATGAAGTGGTGCGATGATAGTCCACAGATAATTCAATGGGTATCTGAAGAAGTTGTTATACCATATATCTGCGGAACTGATAAACGAACCCATCGATACTTCACTGACTTCCTTATTAAGTATAAGAATGGTCGTACTGTTGTTGTCGAAGTTAAACCACACAAAGAGACATTACCACCGAAGACTGGGCGAGGACGAAGTCGCCAAACCATACTGAAAGAAGGTATGACGTATATAAAGAATACAAGTAAATGGTCTGCTGCTCAAGCATATGCACTAGACAAAGGTTGGTCATTCGAGATATGGACTGAAAACGAATTACACGCTATGGGTATCATGCCCAAGTCAACTAGGAAACCAACAACAAAGAAACCAATTAAACCTCTAGCACCATTCAGAAAGAAGAAAAAGAAGGTTGTTGCCAAGAAGAAGGTGCTCAAGTCGTAGATTATCACTGTCGAGTGTTATGTATAAATAAGTGTATATAGTTTAGGGGATTTAAATTGTCAGATATAATTAATAGGTTGTCACTCAATGCATTTAGAGCAGGTGTAACGCCTCGTTCTAAAGAAAGTCGTGAGTGGTTTTTCAAGAAAGCAAGTAACTTACGTTCTATCAATAGACGCGAATTGATGAAAGAGAAGGCATTGAAGAAGCGAACTGCTGTCGATAATAAGACACTGATTGGTTCTATGCAAATGTTTTATTATGACCCAAAACATAAAGACACTCTGCCATACTACGATGTATTTCCATTAGTAATTGTTGTAGGACCCGCGAAGGGTGGATTCTATGGATTAAACCTCCATTACTTACCGCCGATGCTTCGTATGAAGTTCTTCAATGAGTTGATGAAAATCCAAGGCAGCAAATTAACAGACGATACTAAATTCGCAATAACATACAAGATGTTAAAACGAACGTCAAGTATGAGATTTTTCAAACCTTGTCTTAAGCACTACCTGAATAAACATGTAACGAGTGATTTCGCCGAAGTACCTGCTCCAGAATGGGAGGTTGCGGCATTCTTACCTACATCACAATTCAAGAAGGCAAATAGCAAGAAAGTTTATTACGATAGCAGGCAGGAAATATAATGGCGTTTTCACTAGAAGATTTTAAAGGTCAGATTGCTCAGTCTGGTGGCGTGGCAAGTGGTAACTTATATAAAGTATTCTTGCCACAAATCACTGGATTCGCGGACACACGAGACTTAAATGTATTGTGTACAACCGCGTCATTACCAGGACGTCAGATTATGACTCAGGACATTACACACGGCACTGTAATGCGTAAAATAGCAAGTGGATATGCAACAACCGATATCACCCTGACGTTTTATGTTATGAACGACCATAAAGTTCGGGCATACTTCGAAGCATGGCAGAACCTTGCTCATAATCAATCAACAAAAGAAGTTGGTTGGTACGATGACTATATATTCGATGTAACGATACAGCATATACAAAAGGGCGCTTCAATGCCGATACTCAAGAAACAATTGGGCATTGGCAAGAAGATCCCGTCGTTTCTTAAGAATAAACTGCCTAAGATAGGGCCCATAGATTTTGCCCAAGACGAAATTGAATTGAATGCTCAGTTTAAAGATACGCCAGTATACACTTGTCAATTACGCGAGTGTTTTCCGACTACTATCAACGAACAAGCATTAGGAAACGACCAAACAGGTATGATGGAATTTACGGTTCAATTATCATACGTTGATTGGATATCGGGTCGAGTTAAACCAGACGACAACTTTCTTGCATCTGTCACAGGTGCTGGAATTAATTTACTTAAAAACATATTTTAATAATGATTATATAATCACGGAGCACTGAAATGGCATTACCAAAGTTAAATTCAAACCCAAATTACAAGACGACAATACCGTCAACTGGACAAAAGATTTCATTTAGACCTTATCTTGTTAAAGAAGAAAAGGTGCTGATGATAGCATTCGAAACTGGCGCTCAGGTTGATGCACTAAATGCGATCGTAGATACAATTGAAGTTTGTATTAAAGAAAAGGTGAACGTGCGCGAATTGACGACATTTGATATTGAATTCTTATTTACTCAAATCCGCGCTAAGTCTGTCGGCGAAAAGTCTACCATTGTCATGAAGTGTACTTCGTGTGATCATGGTAATGAATATGAAGTTGACTTAAGTAAGGTTAAAGTATCTGAATCAAAAGAAGGGTCTAACTTAATCAAACTAACAGACGACGTTTCTATTAAAATGAAATATCCTGCTTATGGCGAAGTACTAAGTGCAGATTTGGATGCGGGTGAGATGGAGGTTGGGTTTGCAATGCTTGTTAAGTGTATTGACTCGATCATAACAGAAGAAGAATGTATTGATGCATCAACAGTATCGGACTCTGATTTATCTGAGTTCTTAGATTCTATGTCTTCATCACAATTTCAGCAAGTGTCTGCATTCCTAAGAGATATGCCGTCACTTCAACACAATGTTAAATTCTTATGTGATAAATGTGGTCATCCCAACGATATGCTATTGAAGGGGATCCAAGATTTTTTGCAATAAATCTCTCGCACGATAGTTTAGAGAATCATTATAAAACTAATTTTTCTCTAATGCAGCATCATCATTACTCGTTGATTGAACTTGAACTGATGATGCCATGGGAGCGAGAGATATATGTTGCAATGCTAGTTAATTATGTGAAAGAGGAAAATGATAGAATTAAGCAACAACAACAAAACGGCGGAATGTAAACATGTCAAACAATAAAGGCATTGTCGAAGCGATTAATATGCTTCGAGACGAAAATCGATATATCGAATCTAGTGACGAATCCCGTCATCAAGAAGCACAATCAAAACGCAAGCAACTTTCTGATGTGGCAGAAGGAATACTCGAACGTCTGAAGGGTGATGCTCTACAGAAAGAAGAAAATGATCGTGAACAGAAACTCCCGAGTAAACCAACCGCACCCGAAAGTCCTAATGTCCCAGAGTTCGGCGGATTCAAAGACCTGAAAGGTGTGTTTGCTACTATAGCAGGAGTTGTTGCGGCGTTTGGTGGATTTGTATCAGGTTATGTCAGCAAAGTACTCTCGTTATTTAAGATTAATTTCGGTGGTGGCGGTAAATTCTTCAAGACAATTGTAACCAAATTAAAATCGTTTGGTCAAAGTGTCAAAACCCTATTCAGTCCAATAGCATCGTTCTTCGGAAAGATTAAAACTATACTCGAACCAATCACTAACGTATTTAAAGGTGCAGGCAAGTTCGGTAAAGCAGCAAAGGTATTTGCAGGAAATATAGGAAAGGTGTTTGGTGTATTTAAGACACTAGGTAGATTCGTTGCATTGCCATTAACTATTATAATGTCATTGATTGATGGTGTGAAGGGTGCTATGTCTGCGTTCGAGAAACGTAAAGGTGGTATGTTCAATAAAATTATAGCAGCACTCGTCGGATTTGTTGGTGGTATTGTTAGCGGTTTTGTTGGCGGCATACTCGATATGGCGAAGGGTGCTATCTCATGGATTGCAGGCGCACTTGGTTTTGATGGAATCGAAAAGTCTTTGGATTCGTTTTCGTTTTCTAGTATGATAACCGATGTATTCGATAGGTTCACAGATGGACTTATCAGGATAAAAGAATACATCTTCAGCATGTTTGATTTCGGTGACATGAGTTTTGGTGAAATTGGTGCTTCTATATTATTAATGCCAGGCAGGATAATTGCGACTGTGGTTGGTGTTATCGGTGATTTCTTCAAAGACTTAACATCAGATATACTCAGGTTTTTTGGAGCAGAAAGTAGCGCCGATGCATTAGATTCATTTTCCATTGCAGGTATCATTGACAGTGCGTTTGTTTGGTTATCTAAGATACCAGATAAAATTATCAAGTCAATCACCGAATGGGGTGGTGCTATATCGAATGGTATTGGTATGGCATGGGATGCAATGACTAACTTTGACTTCATTGGTGCGTTCAAAGAAGGAATTAACTTCTTGGCAACTGCCCCATATAAGTTAATTGGATGGGTATTTGATAAATTAAAAGATGGAATATCTGCCTTATTTGCGATGACTGGCAATACAGACATATCAGGCGAATTAGATTCATTCTCGTTTTCTGATGTCATAGATAATGCAATTGCATGGGTCAAGAAACTTCCTATGAGAATCTGGGATTCGATGGTATCGCTTGGCAATAGTATAGACGATGGATCATTAATGGAGGATGTTACTAATATCGGTTCTCAGATAATGGCGAAGTTTAAGTCTATGGTACGTGATATGCTACCTACTCCAGATAGTATGGCAGGCAAGTTTGTTCCAGATAGTGTCTACGAATGGGTTGGTGTTGAACCAAAACCAACACTGAAGTTTAAAGAAT